CTGGGGTTCACAAGCTCATTATCAGCATCAATCCCATTGTCCAATCCGTTGAACGGACCTCTGCGGGCAAGCTGTAAGCGATTCTCAGCCATTTAATATGTTTCTACGTCGATTATCATAACGACCAGACCCAACCGGCAAATGTGACATGTCGGTATTCGTTAGTTTCTCACTGATCGACTTTCGCTTAATCATCTCGATACTCGAATCAGCAATCACACCCAATTCAGTTGAGACAGTCGCGCCGTATTTCGGAGCCATTGCAATAGATAAAGCGGCAGTAACACCTATCTCAGCCCAATCTGGGATCGGCGCGGTATCTGTAGTAGCGGTCTGTGAAAACCATCCAAAGTCAACGCTCTGTTCTTTCCATGCCTCCATGACTTGATTTAGCTTTCTTATGCCAAAAGCGCCTTGTTCAGCACTCGCTGATTCAATCTCGGATATGACGTTAATATCTCTTAACGCATCCTCAATAATCTCAAGGTTTTTACTCATCCCGGATTAACTTTTCGCCACAATACACAAATCTGACCAGAGGCTGCTGCATCTGCGGGATTAATAATCAGCGCATCAGGAAAGTGTAATCCATGAAAATCAATCATTGATCCTGCTGCGAGACTCGCAATCAATTCAACAACCGTTGTACCTGCAACATTCTCAATAGGGCAAGCATTTGCAGACAACACCGTGTTTACATACACAGCAACCAATTGAGCCGGCCCAGAATGAACAGTAGTTGTATTGTCGGTCATGTTGACAATTGTATGTTCACATTCAAGATGGACTAACTGCCCATTTCGTGTAGTCATATTCTTACCTTAAAAAAGGGGCCAACCCGAAGGCTGACCCCACATTCTTAGAACGGCGTTGCAAGAGTGCCAACACCCATCGTAGTACCGGCGATGGTCCAGGTAGTCGTCGAATAAGCAATCATCGTGAAATGACCTCCAACCAAACGCATGGTTACATCACTGTCGGCAGTCCAAGCCACTGTTGCAGCAGGATCGGCAACAAACGTATCGCCACCTTCCGCTACAGTCGTACTAGAACCGTCAACACCACCACCAATAAAAGTAGTAGCAGCATCAGTCGTTACCGAATACGTACCCGTACCCGTTACAACCACAACGAAGTCAAACCACGTACCGACATCCCTTGTCGCAATGGCCGGTAAAATAATCGCCTGACCAGCTGCAGTGTCAAATGTCACCAACGCACCAGATTCAGCTACGGTCAAAGTACGACCAGTGGTCCAGCCCGTAATAACCTCACGAGCAGCGCCGTGCAGCTTTGAACCATCGGGAGAGCCATAATCAATCTGTTCTCGTGTTACTGGAATAGCCATTACGTCCTCCTAGTTAGTGATTCTGCAAGCCCATTCGGGTCGCAGAGTCTTCCAGCCATAAAGAATGTCCAACCGCAACAGCAGTTCATCGTTGCGAATGTCGGACCCCTGCCAGCACCTGATCGCCAAGCCATCTTGAACCCTGCGAACACACCGGATTGAATCATCCATGATCGGCAGATCAGCAGTAACAAACGTGAATGCGTCCTGGTGATACATCAGGTTCTTCTGATACGCCGTACTAGCAGTACCCAGAACCGTCACAACATCATTCAACGAAGGCAGGTGATCAATATTCTGCTTTGCCCCGGTTGAAACAAACGATGGGCTAACAGCATAAACAGTCGATGCTGTCGTAATCGCAGTTACAACAAACTGTTGATCATGCGAGTAAGACGCCTTGGTCTCGGGATGAACTGCCTTCACATCAGCTACAGTAAAGACCGTTCCAACCGTCAGAACACCACCGGCCAGCGTGACAGACGAAGCACCTTCAGCAACCGCGCCATCAATATCGACAGTCGTGTGATCAGTACCCATCGTGTGCGAAAGGGTCTTTTCGTTCTCGAAGAAATCAGCCATTGCATTACGACCGATAAAACCTTCACGAAAAGCCTTCGCCAACTGCTTGCCATCATGAAATAACGCTTGAGTACCATTCACAATCGAACCCATGGTCACTGAGTCAAACTGCACCGACCTGTTACCGTCTTTCGGTGCAAGGCCCTGATTGAGTTTAGCCCTCGCATTGGTAATAGCCGAGATATCAGCGCTCGCACCTACTACAGTTCCATGTGTGCCGGTTTCGTTGTAAACGTCTTTGGTAACAGCAGACAGAACATCGCCCTCAATCCCCGCTACAAGAACCGATACCGCTGGTTCAATGTATCTGCGTGAAAGCTCGTCAATAGAAAGCGTCAACTCCGCTGAGTTGAACTTCATATCAACACCGTCCTGAGTAGCAACGGTCACGTTTTGCGTGGTTTCGGCCTGGTCCTGTACATCCATTACCCTTGATCCAGTACGCCTTGTGTACTGGTTGGGATTCCTTACCCGCAGCGTATCTCCGATCTTACCGCCCGATTGGGCAAAAGAATCATCGTAACTGCGGTCAATCGTACCCAAGAAAGTCAATTTCTCATGTGCGATTCTTAAGCATTCCCTTGTCACCATATCGATGACAGAGAGAGTATTAGCCATATCAAATCCTTAACGATTTGCTATTTGTTTCCTCCGCATCTTGGCAAATTCTTTATCTGACAAGTCAGCATCGTCTATTGATTTAGACATACCGGCATCACCACTCTTAACCTGTGGCGGTGGCGGAGGTGCGTCACTGACCGTCTTCGGTTTTTTGGACATTTCAGATTTCAGATTGGATTCTAGTAAAGTCATTCGACGTATTGCAGCACGATCAGATAAACCAGCAATTTCAGCCGCTACATCCGGATTCTTGGCCAAGTGATAGCCCAACTGTGGACCAATATCACTCAACCTTATCTCATCCGCCATAACAGCAGATGCCTGCCATGATCGTTGACCATTGACCTCACCGTAAACTACCGATGAATAGTCTTTGGTCTCTGCCTCAAACTCTGCCTCTTTCCTTCTAAAACCTGACTCGATTTGCTCGGCATTGGCCTTTACCTGGAATTTACTGCCCGCAGCCTCACCCGCTTTCGTAGCGATTTCGTGAGTGCGCTCATCCAGATAAGCCCTGTATTTAACCTCGTCAAATTCAAAGTCTTCAAGAGTCTTTAACGGTTCTGAAACTGCGGGCCTTGATTCCAATTCCTTTTGCAGTCTTTCATTCTCAGCCCGTATTTCAAATAACTGTGCATCAGACTCCTGCTTTTGTGTCCTAACCTTATCGGTCAGTTCTTTGATCCGATTGCCAAAACCATCCTTTTCAGGTTCTTCAACAACCTTCGGCTCGGCATCCACCTCCGCCGCTACATTTTCTTCAACCTTCTCTGGAAGTTTTCCAGTGTCGATTGACTTATCTTCTGTAATGCCTGAAACAACCTCAACAGGTGTTTCTTCCACAGGTGTTTCCACCTTAATTTCAGGGAACATGAGTTCGTCTCCACGAATAAGCCCCTGAGAAGGTCAGGGTAACCTCAGTGCGTCTGCACGATTAAGCCGACTTTAGGAGTCGTCATCCGGGACAATACGTAATTGCCCCTTATCTCTAACAGCACTTACAGTCTTTACAGTGCCATCATCAAATTCTACATTGGCTGCGAGTTTACCACCATCACGGCTAATAGTCCCACCCACAGGAGTTCTATCGGTCTTGACCTGTAATTCGCCTGCCTTTTGCTCTAACCCTTGCATAGCTTGGTCTACAGACTGCATAAACCTGGCTAGAATCTCATCTATCGTCGCCACGGTAGAGACTGTATCTACAGTTTCCGACATGGCTCTCTGGCCAAAATCGGCCACAGCCTCTTTCAACTCAGCCCCCTTGACAGCAACATCAGCCGACTTCGTAACAAGCCCAGTCTCTTTCTGAACCAGCTTTAACAATTCCTGGGCTACATGAGCATCAAACTCAGCCCTTGCTGTTTTGACATTGGCTTGTTCTGTTCTTATCTCGGCCTTTTGCTTTTCGTTTAATGCCTTCTCTTGCTCAAGCTCATTACTTGCAGCCTCAACCAATTGTCCATGTTGCTGAACCTGTTGAACTGCCTGTTGTACCTGTTGCATGGCCTGTTGAACTTCAGGCGGCATCTCAGTGTCTTCATTCAAGGTCTGTTGTATTTGTGCCGGTAGTAAAGTCTTGATCCTGTCACTGATATCATCAGCATAAGGAAGGTCCATAGACTTCATAATCAAATCACCGGCAACCTCCCAGATCGCCGGGAATTGCTGACCCAAAGAAGCATACATTTCTGTTGCCTCTTGCCTTAAAGTCGCAAAGGCCGGACCAACAGTAACAGTTACATCGTACTTGCCAACACTTAAATCATTGACAGTCGGTGACTTTCCAGTCTCTGGATTGAATATAACCGTATTAATTTTCTTGTAAGTTTCTGCACCATCAGTCCCCAATATCCTTATAGACCGTTCCGTATCGTAAATCTTGGGTATAAGGTCAATCAATAACTCATGGGTTCTCTCGATACCCTTTGCGTGATTGTCCTTGAAATTGAATGTAGCAATCTCACCCTGCTGTTGTCTTGCGAATATCGCCCTGCCACTAGATTCATTACCAGACTGACCCAGGTTAGCATCTGGTAAGCCCATAACATCTTTCAAGTCTTCATTATCAATCGCCGCTTGCTGCATTAACGCTATAGGTACATCAGCAGCACCAACACGCATAGGCGGTCCCGGAGCTTTAGGGTCAGGGTTATACAATTGGAATGGCATGTTCTGCTTATGAGCCAAAGCCCATTGTGACTCAAGCCCCTCTGCTTGTTTTGGTGTAGCCCAAACCTTTGACTTGCTTGATTGTGCAATAGTCTCTGCAATAGAGGTTTTTGATAGGTTCAGACTGCGTTGTGCATCCTTGGCAAACCTTACAAGACCCCACCACAACTTATCATTGCCCTTACCCTTTGAGTGTGGAATGACCTTGTACTCACCGTAAATCATAATCCACGGAAAATAACTGCCCTTCCAATCTACAGGCCCTTCCAATATTTCCTTACCACTCGATACGACCATCACAATCTTGTGAGTGTCTATCTCCCTTTTTTTATCAGGCTTAATACCCTGAGCATTAAAAGCCTTGGCAGCATCAGATTCAGAGTCTACAGTGACTGTCTTGGTTGGAATATTACCCAACTGATCGGGTTGCGCATCATCCTCTGGTACGGTCATTGACCATAAAACCTTCTTTACAGGAACTTTATACCAGTACTCGGCAACCCTTACCGTTTTCTCATCAATCCAGTCATCATCATCGAACCCATCACCCTCGAAGTCCGCCTTGTCAATAGTCTTACCATAACGTTCTTCAAATAAATCATGTGAGATACGTTCAACAAATATCCAATCATCAGCATCCCGCTTCATCATTTCTTTAGCATGTGGATCGCAATACAATTGAAATGGATTCTCGATCATCTCAATGACAATATCTTGATCGAAGGTAGAATCACTTACAAACTTTGTATTAACCCTCCAAGCACCAAAACCAGCCTCAACCATATACTCAGCAGCATAATCGGTTGCGTCATCTGCGTGACTTACTGTCAGGATGTTTCTTATAAGACCTTCAAATATCTCTGCGGTATCCGTATCGCCATCTTCAACCGCCCTGACCTTGCCTTGGGGTCGATTGTCCCTTATGTCATTAACAACTCTCTTACAACGTACCTTGGTTTTGTTGTAGGTGTAACAGGGACGTTTGCCACGCTCCTGCTTCATGTTCTCATCCCACTGCGCACCAGGAACGTTTACGAACTGAACATCCTCTAAAGCATCAATGCGGTTTTCGTAGTCATCATCGTACATAAGCTTGTAGCGATCACGAACTCTCTGCACAAGAGTCTTGTTTTCCTTGCGGCGCATGTCAGCCATTACAACGGTGTTCCATCTTTGTAATAAATAAGACCTGTATGTATCCACATGCCAAAGAATGAATTCCAGCGATAATGGTGTCTGGGATCAATCTCTTTCTTATCCAGCGTAAGCACCGGCAAATCCTCTGTAGGGGTCTTTGATAATCTGGTCATTAGTCAACTCATCCGCAACTACTGCGGTATAACACCATGTTTCAGCACCATGAGCATAATCGTCCTTCTCAACACCAGTCTTTTTATCCTCATTAGACTGTGCCACCTTGTACTTAAACCGTCTCAAACAATGTATAAGCCTGTCGCAACTATCCGAAACATAGACATTGCCAAACATCCTACGACCCTTCTCAATGTAATTCTCAATACCAATCTGCTCAACCGATGCTGTCTCCCAACCTAATGTCTCCATAACCCTGAAATGGGATACACCGGTCTTCGGATCTCTATGGGCTGCATCGTGAGGCATGAATATCTTGCCCCACCGATAATCAGGATATTGCTCCCTTAATTCGGCTGTGATCTGGTCATAAGTCTTATTGACCCATTCATGATAGCCAATAATATTGACCGTATTACCGAACCTCTGAGCCAAGACCATTGTCATCACACCCCAACCCAAATCCATAATACCGTGAACTCTGCCCATTGGATCGTAATCTAAGGGCCTTACACGACTTTCCTCATATAGCTTAGCTACCTCATTAGCAAATATCGCACCCTCGACTGCGGGCAGCGTAAGCCCTTCCCAGGTATGTTTATAAACGTGTTTATCGGGTGTTGTATCTCTCTCGTAGTCCTCAATACGCTCCTGATCCAATACCTGACTAAACCACGGATTGTCCGTGTAATTCATCTTGATTAAATGACAGTCTTTAGGCGGTTTGGTTATAAACCGCTCGTAAGTCGGATCATCAACCAACTCGGGATTGAACGTGATATAGAATCTTGAGTTTTCCTTGCGAATCGTCGGCACCAATATCCGCCATGACTTCGCACTGAGACTGTGAGCCTCTTCAACCCAACAATCATCAACACCTTCAAGAGACTTGATCTTGGTTACATCCTCAGTCCTGACACCATGAAATAAGAACTGTGTGCCATTCAAACCTACAATCGAGTCCTTAGTGCCCTTGTAGAATCCATCAAGCCCCAATAATTGCTGCTGGTCCAGTAATAACTGATATACAGACTCTTTCAATGACCTCTGTGTTTCCCTGGCACATAAAATGCGTCTTGGACCCAGATAACCATTGAGAGAGAGTATTCTAGCTACTGTCCAGCTTTTGGTTGAACCGCGACCACCGTACAGCGTGTTATATCGTCTTGGATATTCCCATATTGGTGTTGCTGCATCGGGAATATCAAACTCAAGTGTTATTTTCTTTTGGTTTGACTGCATTCACATTTATATCTGTCGGGAACTTGTGATCTATCTCACCTGAATGCTCAGTTGCCTTTAAGTCTGGTAAAGTCTTACGCAATAAGCCTAATGCTGCTGTTACTTGAGTTGCTGATAATTCGACTTTGTTATCCACATGATCTGTAAGGCGATTTAATATCATACTTGTCTTGATGGCTTCACGGTGTTGAGTCTTTAATCTGCTGTCCTTTCTGGCTGCCATTACTTATCCACACTGGTAAATTATCCACCACCATTTATAGACTTTGATACGGCTATGGATACTGGCTTTTTCAGTAACTGCATTCTGTCATTGAGTAGATTGTTCTTTTGTTCTAACAGTCGTAGAGATGCCTTGCCAAGTTCTTCCATGATCTTGTCAATATCCTCAATCTCTCTGTTGATTTCAACTATTGTAAGTTTCATATCAGTGCTTAGCCATCACGTTATTCCCTGAAGGTTCTGTACCTGCCATACAGCCTTACCATTGGCCTGAGTACTCAATCCCTGGTCGGCTTGTACGGTTAATTGTTTGCGTTCAAAAGCGTTTGAATCAGATTGTATTTCGTTGTGGGTTGAAGTTATGGCTATATTTAGACTTGATGCGGCTGTTGCGCTTGTCCAGTCTGTCAGGACCTTTCCTGTGTGTAGGTCGTCTACTCTATAGTGAATAGTCGTCGGTGTACTCGCCAATTTCGTTGACCTTGTACGAAAGTAAGCCGTGGCTGTGAAAGATGTTTCTTCAAGCCATTTCGTTTTGGGGAGTACTATTTCTACTTGGTCAGCACACATTACAAAATCGTTTCATCCAATTACTCTAACATAATCATTGCCATGAGTAAGAATTCCTCTTCCTCTCTGGCACGTTCAAATTCCCGCTCAAAGGCTTCCAAAGCACTAAAGTTCCCCTGAACACTAGCTCTAATAAAGGCTTTCTCCACTCTTTCGCTGAATTCCCTGATATCCGGTAGATCGGCATTGCTAAACGTCGTTGTAACGAGTTGTTCAAGGTCTGATAGCTGTTTTTCCCTTTCTGCCTGTCTTTCGTCCCTTTGTAATATCTGGGCTATTTCCAGGTCTACAGGACTTTCAATGTCCCGGATTTCCTGTCTTTTGCGCTCGCTTTCCTCATCCTCGCGGCGCTTTCTCAATATGTGATCGTCAAACTGACTAAGTTTATCCCAACCACCTACGGGCTGAGTTGGAATAACCTCAACAGCCTCACCAACCGAATAACCACGAGTGGTAACAAAAGCTATTGAGGCCCCTGCACCATAACCCCGAGTAACTACATTTCTAATGGCCATTAACTGGCCCTGGTAACACCAGTTGGCGTGGTTGCGTCATTCAGTGTGTAGGTAGCCTTTTCAGTCGATCCATCAACACCCTTAACACTCAAAGTCGTTCCTGAAATAACAAAGTCTCCAAGCATTTGCTGAATCATCATCAGGCTTTGTGCCAAAGTCGGAGCCGCACCATCGGCAGCATAAGCCTCAGTCATTTGCGTTGTAAGGATAGTTGCAACTGCCCCTGCCTCCATGCCTGTAGCATCCACAGAAGCATCGATACGACCGCCTACAAGTGCTGCTGGCATTCTTGATTGAATGTCCTGTGTATCGGTTTCTATGGCATCTGCTGTCGTTTGAGAGGCCCTTGCATCAAGAATAAGATCAAGCCGACCACCATTTTCCCAATCTGCGTCAAGGGTATCAACCTTGGTCTGGTTATCGTCCAGAGTCTCTGTTACCGCTCCACTCGCACTATCCGTAATCTTCCAGTTACCACGTATGCTTGCGTTCGATGTGGCGCTACAAGATGCTGCCCAAACTATCTGTCCGTTGCCCTCAAAGCTGCCATTGTACGTGCCTGTTCCAGCTCCCATGTTGGCAATAGTCCAGCCGCCGGAGTGGTGCCGCACGTTCAGATTAGAGCTGTTGAGAGCCGCACCAAAGTCGAACGTCACTGAACCAGTCCCGGCAACGCCGCTATGACATTGGTCGAAGAATATATCGCCTGCTTCGGTTAGCGTCTGCGTACCCGCAAGACCACAATTGATGTAGTGCGTACCCTTGATTATCGAAGTTGCACCCATGATGCAGTCTTTGAATTGCTGAGTTGTGCCTGTACCAGTCGCAACACCAGATACAGAAGCGCCGATAATGACTGTTCCGGCAATATCCTGGCTTGCCAGTTGGAGCGCCCAGTTATCACCCTCGAAAACATTATTGTTATAGGCAGTCGCCATGACATAAGTACTGCCCGGAGCGCAATGGACTGTAGTAAGCCCCAGGCTTGCCAGCAAGGTAACTACGTCAGCTTCAGCAGAACAAGGGTTATTAACAGTACCGTTTTCAAAGTCAGTCGAGCCTGCCGCTCCGTTTACATCGTCATACCAAACAGCCCCACCCTCATAAAGTCCAGAGTCGTTTAACTGTCTAAGCCTGCGTCCTGCACTCGTGGCGTCGTTATGACTAGCGCCTGATAATACTGCATCCCAGACCTGTGCCTCTAGTGCTGTCAAGAATGTACTATCCTCAAGAACCAAATCAAGACCTGTAGCCGACGTAACACAACCCGCAGCACTGGTGATTTCTGTAGACGTTAATGCGCCCGCAGCAAAACTGGCATTCCCAATTGTGCCAATGATGTCGGTGTAGTTATTGACCCATGCGTTTCTGGTCGTGTTGTAATTTGTCGCAAAATCAGTCTCAAATACGATTTCCATATTACCGGCAAGAGATGCATCTGTTATCGCTCCTGCGGCTAGTGTTGCACCATCTGTTACAGCAGCATTAAATCTATTCTCAATAGAAAAAGTAGCAATCGCAGCATTAATACCACCAGTTGCACCATCAACGGTAGCGCCAACAATACTGACCATGTAATCAGAACCCACAGCATAATCAGCATGGGCTGATGTGTCTATTTCAATCTTATGAATACCAGTACGACTATCAAAATCAACAGTAACCGAAGCACCGTCAGTTACCAGATCAGCTATGCTGCCATCTTTATAAACGAAAATGTCCGACGCTATAAGGTCTGTGACAGTGACACTGGCGCTAGGATCATTACTATCAAAGGTATTGAAGTAAATGTAAACTGTTTCGTCTTCGGCAAAATCGCCTAAATACGGTATCATTTTTTATCCCAATGGACCTCTAAACGGCACATATAACGGCATTCCCAACGGACCCTTTGGATTTGTACCACCACCCGGAGCATCTCTATCCCAAACCAGCATAATGGCGTTCACACCTGAATTAGTAGTAATACTTGAACTCCAGTCCCCGCCCTCAACAATGGCTGTAGAGCCAGTGAAATCCAAGCTGGCAATGGACATTTCAATGGTGAAAGTACCATCATCGCCTTGTAGAGAACTGGCTGATGTGGAATCCGTGTAATCGTCATCCTTTGTAAAACTGTCCCAGGTTACAGTACCGTCACTTGCGTGATCTGATTTCCATCCCGTAACACAGAAGCCAAATCTATTCCCACTCCCTGCTATTGATCCTGTATCAAAAGCAGTACCGGAGGCATTGCCAGAATTTCCCGTGTTGTCGGAGCTAAGAAAGTCGCCCGCTACACCGGAGTATTCAGCTATTACGCAGGTCTCGGCACCACTACCGGAAGTCCAGGCAAAAGTTACTGCCGTTGCCTCTGCAGCGCCGGCAACCTTGGAGAAAACCCACATACTCCGTCGATAGGTAGCATCAGTATTCGGGTATTCAGCACGGAATACATAGCCATCATTCGCTACAGGATCGGATGCTTCGTCATGATCCTGACCAGACCGACCCTGCATTACCGCTATAAGCAGGTTTCCTTCGGTGGGTGTTGATGGGAATGTTACATCGCCAATCGGGCCAACACTGACTTGTACAATGGCAGAAGCCATTTAGATGCCCAGTTTTACTTTCATTCCATCAATAAGGGCTTGACGCATATCTAAGACTTCGGTCTTTTCAGCCGCGTCTGTAGTACTTCCGTGTAATGTAGTGGCGCGATTAACCCAGTTTCCGACCTCTTCAATCAACCTGTCTTTACGGTGATCTAGTTGGCTGTAATCTGCATCGCGGTTGCCTTCCTCGGACCTGTT